GATGGCATTTCTGGATCGTAAACAGTTTTTAATTCTTCAATTATTTGTTCTCGCATAAACTTTAACCTTTTGTAATATTTAGGCATAAAAAAAGGGCCGCTTTTTTAGGGCGGCCCTTTTAATCTTGTTACAAAGTAACAAATAGCTTACATCAAATTAGCTACTTGTACACGTCTGTAGTATCTGTTAGTATCTCTAGTTCCAATACCATCAATTGCAGCTCCAGTAGAAGCAAAAGGATTAGCCTGTATGCCGTATCTAGTTTTGAAACCGATTTTTGGTTGGAATGAGTCTTGACCAACTGCTCTCACCATTTGAAGTGGAACATATGGGCAATAGAAAATACCAGCGTCATATTGAGAAACACCTTTGTAACCTACTACAAAATATTGTTTTGCAGTTGAGTTAGCACTGTATGGATCAATATACACTTTGTATCTACCGTTTAGAATACCAGCGAAAGTGTTTCCAGTATCGTCAACGTTCAAGTTGTTTTGTAAAGCTGGAGCGTAATCTAATACACCCGCCATTTGCAATGCACTAGCAACATCAGAAGAAGTGATAAGGATGTTACCTTTTCCTCTTCTTGTTTGTTGTGCAATAGCATTAGCTTCTCTCTCAACTTGGAATAGTAACCCTTTGAATCTTTCAACTGACCAACGACCGTTTGAGTCTGTGTCTAAGTCGAAAATTCCAGCAGTAGTTACGTTACCTGTTTGAGCACCTGGTTTTGCAACCGTGTAAATTGATCTTACAACTTCTCTGTTGATTTCCGAAAGGATTTCAGCAGATAAGATATTTGCAAGTTCAGTTTCAGCGTCTAAACCGTGGATTGCTTTTAAGTCTTGAGCAAGTTCCATAGTGTATTCAGCTTTAAGAGCTCTTGATTTAGCAGTAACAGTCGATTTCTCGATTGAGAATGCCATTTCAGCAAAGCTATTTCCACCTGCGTCACCTAATGCTTCAGCAGAAGCTGTAGACATTGCAACACCTGTTGAATAATCTCCAACTGGCGTGTCGTTTAGGATTGCTGGGTTAGTACCACCGTGAGTAGAATTATTGAAAATACCCGCTTGAGTAGAATCACCAGCTTTGTTTCTAGCTGAAAAGTCTGTGTCTGCTTCGTCAAATAATGCTTCAGTTCCGTTTTGAGAATCGTATTTTGCTCTCATAGCGAAAATTAGACCAGTAGGTCCAGTCATTGGTTGTACGCCTGCGATATCGTAAGCGATTAGGTTTGGCATTGCTCTTCGTACTAATGAGATCATAATTGGATCCCAGTTTTGTACGTAAGAAGCATCTGTGCTGTTCTGCGGTGCAGCTTCAGACATAAATGCTCTATCTTCTCTTATTGCTCTTTCTTGGTTTTCCAAGATTACAGCAGTGACCGCTCTTCTATAACTATCCGTTACTTTTGGGAGTTCTGGATGTTCAAGTACGGGCTGCCATTTTTTAACTAATTGTTCTGATAAGTACATTTTTACTTTATCTCCCTATTTGATTGACAATTTAATGTCTTTTGTTTTACTGATAGCGGCCGTGTATGCTTGCATAGCTGATGTCATATCGACATCTCCTGTTTCGCCTTCACTTACGTTATCAATTTCATTGTTAGATGAAATTTGTTTTGTTGATTCAAAGTAAGACTCTTTAATAGTGCTTACTTTCTTTTTGAAATCATCAGAGTTAGAATAATCAACTTCTTCAGCTAATTTATTAAACTTTTCTTTCTGAGTGTCAGTTAATAAAGAAGACGCTTCATCTATGATGTCTTGTTTTACTAATTTTCCAATTTGAGAATTTAATTTAACATTGCTGTCGATTTGCTCGTTTAATTTCTTGTTAAGCTCTTCGATTTGTTGTGCTTGATCTTCTAATACATCATATTTTTCGTCAGGAACATTTATGTAATGATCTTCAAATAATTTTTTAAGACCAGTTATAAAGTCCTCAGCGATTTCGCCTTTGATTCCTCTTTCTACTGCGATCTCATTTTGTGTCATCCATTCTTCAACAACGTAGTTCAAATATGAATCAACTTTTTCAACAAGTTCTGATTTAGTAGTTTTGGTTTCTTCTTCTAATTTTTCAGCAAAGTCAGCATTTAATTTTTCTTTAGCTTCTGCAATTTTTGCTCTTACAGCTGCTTCGAAAATAGTTGCCGCTTTCGCTTTAAATTCTTCTGAAAGGTTTTCGTCACCAATTAAAGCTTTAACATCATCTGAAAGATCAATGTCTTCCTCTTTAATTTCAACTTCTTCAGCTTTAACGCCAGCAGTTGGAGCAATTGCTTTAGTAACACCAGCGTCTGTATCTGGTTGTCCTGAAGAATCACCGTCTTGTGCTTTTGCATTAACAGCGTCTGAAGCTTTTTTATTTTTCTTAGTAGCGTTTGGATTGCTGTCAGTTGGTTTAACAACTGCTGGACCTAAATCTTCTGCCTCGTTAGACAATGATGTTGGTTCAGATGCTACAGCATTCTTTTTTGGGGCATCAGCCATAGGATTAGCAGTTGCTTCAACTACTTCCTCGTACTTTTGCTCTACTACTTCATTTGCTTTTTCTGTAGCCATTGAGATTACTCCTTTATTATTAATTCGAATTAAAAATATCTCTCGTTTATTAGATATTTATAATAATTAAGTTTTTTACTTAAAGTTTTTTAAGAAAATTCTCGAATATTTTAGCTTTCTTTTCAGCTAATTCGTGTTTTTTCGTTTTAATTAGTTCTAATTTCCAAGCTTGTACGTCTTGTTCCATTAAAACACCATTGTTCCATACCCATTCTTTACCTTCCATAATGCCTTCTACGAAAGCATCCGGAGCGCTAGGGTCTGCAACTATGTCGGCAGCAGTAGCTAAGTAGAAATCTCCACCTACATAATGACCGCCGTTTTTACTTTCTAATGAACCCATTCCACGAGAAGAAACGCCTAATTTAGCGCCTTCATCAATAAGACTTTTTACAATCTTACCGTATGGTGTGTCCATTATTTTTGCTTCACCAATAAAGTTTTTACCTTCAGGATAAAGTTTCTTAATCATATGAGAAACTCTTTCCAAATTTACAGTTGGTCCGTCAGGATGTCCTAACTCTCCAAATGCTCTGCTTTTATTGATAAATTCTGTGTTGTATCTTCTAACTTCTTTTGTTAGAATTTCGTTAGGATATATTCTACCGTTACGATTTTTAATATCAGATTGTAAGAATATACCTTTTATTTTATATTCTTTTTTACCTTGATTTTCTTCTACTATGTAAGTAGCTTCGTTAATTTCTTCTCTAATTAATCTCATATTTCCCTCGTCTTTTATATTTATAAAAACCTTTACCTGAATTCAACTAAAATCGTATAATTATCTCCGTTAGCAAAGCTTTTTGTTGATAATAATATATCACCTGTTGGTACCGTTGCATTATTTGCTATTTCATTACCTGCAGTCCTCAAATCCCAAACACCATTGCCTGATAGTAATACAGCAGTTGCATTGGTAGCTCCTGCCCATATTAACTCTACAGCTGATTTGTTATTTGAAGTGTTTATAGAAAAATAGATTTTAGATATCTTTTTATTACCATCTTCGGTCATAAAAGTTGTTGCTGAAGCGTCAACTTTAGTTACATTGGTTTCGCCAGTACCATCTGAAATGTTTGTAAGTTTAGTAACATACTTAACACCAGATGTGTCTGAAATTGTTTGTGTAGTTACTGTATCTGCCATATTAATTAAATCCTAATTCTTTATGTGTTTCTATTATAACATTGTATGCTATTACGTTTGAATCGCTTGTTAATAAAATATCCCCTGTTGGATCTTTTATTTTACTTTCTCCTGGTTTCAATCCGTAATTGCCTCTACCTCTTATAACAACTTTTTTTTCTTCATCATTTTTAAAAAAGATAGTTACATCTCCTGAACCTAATACTTCATAATATAAATTTGCAATTGAAACTTTAGGTTGACTTGAAGCTCCATCTAAATTAAATGAATCTACTAAAACTTGTTCACTTTCTCCACCAACTCCTTCTGATTTAATAATAGCTTTAAAACTATCCTCGATCACTTTAGTAGCGGAGATCGCCATAATTAACTTCTTGGAGCTACTGCTGATACTTTAGCAGCTGCACAAGAGATTCTTTGTTGTATTTGTTTTTCAAGTACAACTTCATCTCCAGCTGCGTGTAGATAAACAGTACCTACAATTGAGCTATCACTATCATCAACTGTTACCGTAGTTTGTCCTGTTGCGACAACTCTAACAAAGTGAGCGTTATTCACATTATCATAACTTGGATTTGTGATTACAGCTCCTTTAACTATAAATGTATTTGCCATTAATTCACTCCTAATTGTTCGTTTGTTTCTTTATCAATATAATGATAAAGTTTTTCTTTATTAACATTATGAAAGACGGATACTTTATTTACAATATCGTCAAATTTATTTAATACGTCTTTTTGATTTATTTCAATTAATTTTACAACATCATTTACTGCCTCTTTCAATGAAGGCGATAAACTATTAAAAGTTTTAGTATCTAATAAATAATTTTCTTTTATTAAATTACTGATCTTGTGTTTCATTCGGCTCCTGAGGTTCCTGTTGCATTTCTGCTGGTACAGTTTCAGGTGATGGATCCAAAACCACAGGTTTAGAATCGCTGTATGGAGTTGCATTAAATAAATTTGCAGCCATATCCTGTCTTTTAACTTCTAATGCGTCACCTACTTTAGTTCGCAAAGCGTCTTTAAATGCCTCACCAGCTTCTGCGGTTGAACCTGTTGCTAATTTGTCTATAAAAGTTTTTACTTCGTCACTCATTTTTTCTCCTTATTATTTTTTAAAAGAATTGTTAATATCACCATTATCCATATCTGTAGATTGAATTAACCCGTTATCCTTTTCAGTTTTAATTTGTAAATCTATTTCTTCAATTTCTCTAGCACTTTGTTTCAATACTATTCTTCTAATGTAATCATTTGAATAATATTTACCAACATACTGTTGTAAACTATCAGAAATAGCTACTCTTTCTCTCATCATTTCGCTTTCTTTTAATTCTGCAAAATGACCATCTTGTATAAAGTCGTATTGTATATGAGCTTGGATTGTACCCCAATCTTCTTCAGCAATAATACCCTTTAATATAAGTTGAGTTCTTAAAATGTCATTAAATAATTCAGTAAATTTTCTTCTTAATCTACCTACAAATTTAGTGAATTTCAATTCATCTCTACTAATTTCAGCTGCTCTTCCTAAATTGAACCCGGCAGATGATTCTAATCTACTAATAGGAACATTTAAACTTCTATAAAGTTTCTTTTGGAAATATTCTATATCTGAAATTTCTCCTAGATTTTGTCCGCCTGGCAATGTAGTGATTTCTGTTCCTCTACCACCTTCTCTACGAGGCAACCAATAATCTTCTAACATATTCATATAGTTTCGATCATCTCTAATCTCACCAGTAGCTGCGTCATACACAAGCTTGTTACGGTATCTTGCCATAACATCTCTTAAATATTGTTCAGCTTTTACTTTAGGTAAATTACCTACATCTATGTAAAAGATTCTTCTTTCAGGAGCTCTAGCAATTCTGTATATTACAACAGCGTCTTCAATCATTCTTAATTGATTGACAGGTTTAATTGCCTTATGCAAATATGATAATACTAAATTTTTATTCTGATCTATTAATCCAGAATTAGTATAAGCGATAGTGTCCACTGCAATTTTAATACCTTGACCTGCAACACCACCGGCAACTCCTTTTTCATTGTAAACATAATATTCTTTAAAGTCGCTTATTATATCTAATGAAGCTTGAGTTCTTTGTTTTCTAACTTCTCTGATTTTTTTAATTTTTCTTGGATCTAAATATTTTAATTCTAACAATCCATTTCTAGGATTTTCTCTATCAATTACTTTTTGATAGTACATACGACCATCGACATACCATCTTCTAAAGATATCGTGGCCCTTTGTATTAAAATTTAATAATCGAAGTATGTATTTAAACTCATCTTCAATTTTTCTTCTTACTTCTTTTCCAAAAGGCAAGCTATTTAAAACTGGTCTTATAGGATCTTTATCTTCCTCCACAACGATTGCTTCATTTACTATATCATCTATAGCTGTGTCACACTCGGGGTGTAAAGATATTTCTCTATATCTTCTAATAAGATCAGCTTCGTTCTTAGCTGTGCCTTCTAAATCCAAATACTGACCAAAGTGTCCGCCAGTAGCAGCGACGGTTGTTGCACCATCGTCCGCTACGGGAACACTAAAGTTTTGCTTTGGATCGTCTTGTGGTTTTACTCGTGTTATTTGAAAACCAAATAGTTCCGCCATAATTTAATTTCTCCTTACTAATACTTATCCTATCGGTTAAGTAGTAGTATTTGTTTCAAAGTATTGATAAGTAAACATAACGTTAAACTGTTCTATAGCAGTTGTTTCGTCATACGATAACTCAATAGCAGAGATATCTTTTGGAAAAGCACCTCTTAACGTATATGATTTAATTGTATTTCCGTTTCTATCTAAATGGTCAATAAAAGCGTCAACTTGATAATCAGCAGGATTTGTTAATCCTTCGTTATCAGTCATATTATTGATACCATTTTGCCATCTTTCAAAAGCATTTCTTAATTTGAAATTTGAGTCGTTATAAACAGTAATCGACCAATCAGCAAATGTTCTATCACCTGCTATTTTAATTGATCTACCTCTGAATTTAACGTCAACTTCCCCAATCGTCATTGCTGGGATTGAGGTACTTCTGCATAAGAATGCTAGTTCTTCTATTTCGCCACCAACTTGTGCGTAACCAGGAAAAGGCATTACTACCTTAAACTGATTGGCTCTTGCGCCACCGCCACTAAGCTTAGCTTTGAAGTCATTAATGTTTGCCATTTTTTTATTCTCCTATTCTAATCTTAGCCTGCAACTTCTTCAAAAGAAACGCCGGTTCTGGTTGCTATGAATTGTAATGTAATAAAATTGATACTTCTAGCAGGCTTCACAAAGATTTCTGCTATAAATTCATTTCTATCAATTACATCACCTGTATTGTTAGTTTCATCACATACTACTAAAAAGTCTGTGATACCTCTACGACCTTGTACTTCTCTAAGGAAAGGCTCTACAATGTTTCTAAAATTCGCTCTTGTGAATTCATCATTGAACTCAAACAATTGGAATTTAGAAGCAGTTGAAATTGCTTTCTCTAGTACAATAAACAATCTTCTTACGTTGACTCTATCAAAAGCACTTGGAGCGCTTAATCCAGTTTTATCACCGAATAGAATAGTACCTTGTCCTGGGAATGTTACCACAGGATTGATTCTTTGTCTATAAAGATCATCTCTTTGGGTTTTAGTCGGGTTGAATGCCAGTTTAACTGCACCTCTAATATTACCACGGTTGTAACCTGCTGGTGAATACCAAGAGTCAGCAATTAAGTCTGTTCTCGCAGCTAAGCCTGCGATATCTCCATTCAATGGAACATATCTATATACGTCACTATATCTGTCGTACATATATTTGTAACCACTGTCAAACATTACATATGATGATGATGTTATACTGCTGTAAAAATCAACAACATTTAATAGTTGTGTATTTGCAGCTGCAACGTTTACTACATCTGATCTCTCTGGAGATACAAATGCTACAGAGTCTTTTCTGTCTTCTGCAATTGCTATAACGTTTGAAGCGTGAACGGAGTTTCCAGAACCTGCAATGATTAATCCTACATCTACTGTATCTACATCTAGGAATTTTTCATAAGCAGTTTTCTTTTGACCAACTGTAACTGTTGAACCATCTGAACCATTAGTTAAAGATTCTACTGTTGGCACTGTAACAGCTGTGAAAGTTAATCCACTAGCCAGTGATCCCCAATTTGATCCAGAAGAATTATGATCCATCCAGTAAACATATTGTGATCTATTGTACAATACATCAACATAATAGTTTGTGCCGCCTTGAGCATCTTTAGCATCAGAAGCTTTAGAAAGCTTTGAATAAACTTCTAAAACTGTATTTTGTACACCTGATAGTAAACCGTCTTCGTCTATAACTACAACGTGGATTTCATCACCTGATCCGCCTCTTTGTGATGTGTATGATGAAGTTCCCGGAGCACCGTTAACTAAGTCAAAATATTTCCAACTTCTTTTCACATTTACACCGTTTGTTAATGCGTTATGTAATCCGCCTGATCCTGTGTCAGCTCTGACAAAAGTTATATCGTTAGTAGATATACCGGTTATTCTATATTTACGGCCATCATAGTCAGCACCGGCAGCTGTTGTTGTAAACTCAACAATGTCACCGACATTAAAGCCTGTGCCTGATGTTAAGGTAACTGTTGTATCTCCGGTTGCTGTTGAAGCATCACTAAGTGTTGTTTTTTCAACTTCTTGGTATGCTGTTGCACTTGGACAAGTTGCTACTAATAATGAATTACCCCAAACCCCTGCTGTTCTACTAGCAAACGTTCCTACGTTAGCTGAGCCGTCAGCAAAGTTATTGGAATAATCTGTTGTGTTGTTAATTGTTACTGCGCTACCACTTACGGTTGCGTTTCTAACTCCAGTATTTGAAGCTCGTACAACTCTTAAAGCGTTAGAGTATTGTAAAAAGTTTGCAGCTGAAAACCAATCTTCAAAGTTACTTGAATCTGGTTTACCGAAAACTTCTACTAATTCTTGCTCGCTTGAAACCGTTACGATTTCGTCCAGAGGTCCTTTTATGAATTGTCCTGCAAACGCACCAACACTTGTTGATACAGCTGGAATAATTCTTGTAAGGTCTCTTTCTTGTACGAGAACACCTGGTGATACTTGAAATGCCATTAGGTCTCTCCTTTAATTAATTAGCTAATTTTAACATATGTATTAAATCAAACTTCGTATTATTCATACGCCCATACTCAAACTTTTCAATACTACTATTTATAAAATAAGTATCTTATACTATGATTCTCCACGTCTTACTACTACAGGAGACCATCTCTGGCCATATTCATCTATAGTATCTTGTTCTTCCTCTGGTGTTCCATCATCAATAAATCCAAAAGGAGCCATATCCTGATCTATTATCTTTTCCTGTTCTTCATATAATTTTGATCTTACGTCCACATTGGTTAATTCCTTAAAATATCTTTGATTTGATACCCAACCAAAAAGAATTAAACAAGTCATTAAGTCATCATTACATCCTTCTTCAGCTTTAAAAGAATTATGCACCCGAGTAAAGGTAGACATCTCTTCCACTATATTAAAATCATTAACAATAAGTTTATCTGATTCAATAATAGTTTTAATATTAGCACACCCTATTTTTTTCACTTGTTTAGTCATACGAACACCTAATTGACTACCTCTTCCACTGAATCCTGCACCTAATATTTGACCTGCTCTTCCTTTTTGAGTTGTCATCATAACGTGGTCATACTCTAATTCAAAATGTAGACCATCTGATATCTGAGCACCTAAATCATTTACTTCAACAAGTATGTTAGCTCGATTATATGCCTTACAAGCTCTTTCTATATTATGAGGAAATAATAAAGGTCTAACTTCATTACTTCTAAACTTTGCAACAATTCTATATGGCATTTGAGATACATCAAATATAATAAAGGCAGAATAATCTTTCTGTATACCTCTTGCTACATCAACCGTGCATACATAATTTTTACCTTTAACCGGCCGTTCAAAAACATCTAAACCTCCGCTAGACTCTAACGCCGTCATATAAGGTATTGTTTTAATTTTTGCTGGAGAAATTAAGGTATCAACAGAACCTAAAAATTCACAATTATGAGATATAACTCCGTTAGAGATATATAAATTATTTAACTGAACATTTATAGGGTCATATAAAGATATTTTTTCATTTACTAATTCATTATATAAAACTTGTTTATCATCTATAAAATCTCCAATTTTTATATCTTTAGATAATCTTTTATCTTTTCCAAATGTGTGTCTAATTGAAACTTTTATTTCAGTTCCATCATCAAATATAATATGTTGATAAAAGTCTTTTTCTATTTTTTGTATTCCATCAAATGGGGAAAATCCATCAGGAGTTAGAATCTTATAATTATTTTGATTAACTCTTAACATTTGTCCAACTTTGTTTTGTTACAACCTTTTTTAATCCTTCTGGAGTTAAATTATATTTTTGATAATAAGTCTTTGAAAATGCTTGTTCATACGACATTTCTTTACCATTTCTCATAACTTTTCCTACTTCAAAATTAACTTTAGGTTTTTGATTAAAAAGATTTCTAATTTCAGTTACAGTTTGTTCATTTAATTTTGATGAGTGTATTTTTCCTTTTCTTACTTTTCTAAACCTTTCAATAGTTTCTTCAGTAAAACAATTCTTTTTACCCTTATTCCAAGGAGTTGTACCTTTTGTCACGCCACCAATTCCTTTTCTATCAACCAATCCCATACAATAATTTTCTCCACCTTTTGTTTTATTCCAACCATCGTAAAAGGTCTTATATTTTTCAATGTGTTTAATTTCACCAATTGCGGCCAGTTTATCATTATAGTAATGGTCCTTTATAATAAATTTATGTTCGGGTTTATCTCTTTTGTGCCATTTCATTCTAACACGTTTATTAATTGTTAAACCAACATACTTAACTTCATCATCTTGTTGTAAGTGGTAGAGATATATTCTTTTCATATATCTATTTATAAGTCCTAAAAACTCACACTCACATTTTTTTATATAAATCTTCTATTTTTATTTTACCTTTTTCTGTTTCCACTATGGTATCTCCAGCTACACATTCAAACTCACTGGAGAATTGTGACGCACTCGTGTTTCTTATCGTTGCTTCTTTCCAAGCTTCATCTCTGCCAGGAACTTCTGACCAATGTACCTCTATAGGAATATAATCATTTTTTTTATTTACTGCGTCTGTCCATAATTTATAGTACATATTCATTCCGTGAGGGGTAGATACAATAATCATTTTTGTGGTTTTACCAGATGAGATAGTAGGATAAACGGAACTAAAAAATTGTTCGGCAATGGTAGCAGGCACGAAAGCAAACTCGTCAAGGAATATTATGTTATAAGAACCTCCTCGAATTGCACTTGAAGACGTAGCAGCTGCAACAATCTTGGCTCCATTTTCTAATTCAATCGAACCTTTGTTCCAATTCAAAACACCTTGTTGTAAAAATTTTGGTATATTTTCATATGCTAGTTGAAGTCTACCTAAAATATCTCTTGCTGTAGATGATTTGTTTGCCAATATAGCAATGTTAGCATTAGGATTAAATAAAGCATAATGTAGTAAGTAAGAAACAATAGTTGTAGATTTACCAGACTGTCTTGGTAATTTACAAATTGTAAACCTTTCGTTGTGCATTGTACCAACAATTTCTTTTTGAAAATTATACATCTTAAACGGCACAAGTCCATCATCAAGCGAAACAATCCTAACATAGTTTTCAATAAAATATAGAGGATCTTTAGAACATTTATCAAATTCTAAAATTTGTTCTTTTGAAAAATCTAACTTAATGTTTACTTTTTTAAGATTAGGATTTCCAAGGTAAGTTTCGGTATTATTCATTAACTATAATTCCTTCTATGTGTGTATATCCCAATACTAAAGCAGCCTGTATTCTCTGGCTACCTTTATGCACTCCATATTCTTTTTCAATATATGGAATTCCATTTGCTCCTACTCTATCAGTAGGACTAATTTTATGTTTTATAACCTCAATAGGATCATTCATTGTTTCGCCATCTAATAATTCTTTTAAAGGATTCATTGATTTAATATAAGTTAAATCGGTTATTTGAAATACCTGTTTTCTAGGATTTACTGTCTTCGCTTTTAATATTTTTATCATTGTCGCCCCGTAACATCTTTTGTAATTCTGCCGAAGAACCTACAAACAAAGCATTCTTTATATTTTGACTAGTTGAAGATTTACCTGGTAAGTCTTTTAAATCTTTTAATTTCTTTTGCAAGTCTTGTAGTTTATCTACTGTACCGGCAACTTGAGCAATCAGCTGTCCTGCAACCTCATAAGCTCTTGGGTGTTGTCCTTCTTTTGCGATATCTAATATGCCTTCAATTGCTTGTTGGCCTTTTTCAATTAAATCATAATAATTCTCTCTACTATAACTATAATCATTATCAATATCAGCTTTGTTTTTATCTTGCACTCTAGGAACAGGAGGATTATCTATTTTGACTATTGATTGCAACGTAGGTTTTATATCTTCACCTATGCCTAATATTTCATTTACTTTATCTTCTAGTTTATCTTTCATATACCTATTTATATCAATGTAAAAACGGTGCTGGTATCTATAACATATCTATCATTTAACAGTTTCACAGTTTGTAAAAGTTATCATAATATAATTTATTCGTCTGTATCTGTTTCTGGATTGTATGATTTGCTATCTGTGTAGTTAGTAATATTTGTGGTAAATCCAAAATCATCATCTCCATCAGCGGAAGAAGGATTAGGAGTAACAATAATTCTTTCTTCTCTAGTAGATTCTGGTAAATCTGTGTATGAATCAGCTTGTGTTTGTCTAATAATTCCTTGATTAGAAGATGGTCCAAATAAGTAAGTTTTAGCAACAAAATTTAAAGTATAAACTACAGCTCTTCTTGTAGTAAAATCTCCACTATAGCTATCTTCATAACTCACATTATTTAAAATTATAGGCACATCTCTTTTAATACTTAACTCTGGTATTAGATTAACAGTTATTGTATAATCAGGTTGAAAGTATGGTAATATTTGTTCTATAATCTGTAATCCATTTTCAGCAGTTGCTGTAAAAACGGATAGTGTGTAACTTATATTATAGGGCACTGGCGTATAATTAAAATCCATTTTAGTATTTGTGCCAGTTTTAACTTGTTTAAATTTTTGAACTCTTGTTAATTTTCTGGAAGGATCAT